TGCCAGTCGGAAACCTTCATCGGTAGTTCCAGGTGCGAACGTGAAGTCCATGAAGAAAATGAGTCCCGAGGGGAGGCTCATAGGCTGAACACTCACGAGATCATTTGCAATCAATCCACCGAAAACTCGACGAACGATTGGGAATGCAACAGCGGCGAAACCTTCGACGTCGCCGGCTGCCATTGTGGAAGCCTCTCTAAGAAGCTCTTTGGCTTGGTTTTCGAGAAGACGAGACATATTTTGCTTCATCCCTTCGTTTCCAAGGCCTTCTAGAAGTCCGGTTTTGCCCCACTTATCAAGCAGTGCGGCGCCTTCCTTCTTCATATCGCGCTTAACGATACCTTCTGTTAATTTTTGAAGTATAGACATTTTTTTCTCCTCCTTTATATAATGAAAATTAAATCTATTCTTTAATCCCAGCAAGAGCTTTCATTCTTGCTGCAAAGGGGTCTACCCTTTTCTCCTCTTTACGAGGCATAAAGGCTGAAGAGCGCTTAGTCACAACTTCGTTCAGTGATTTTGGCTTACGTTTAAACGAATTGGCTCCCACTGCACTTTGAAGAGTTTCATATATAATTTTTGCTTCTTCAACTGTTTTCGCATCCATAATAGTCTCGACAATTCTATCTTTTTGCCGCTCATTCAACGAGTCGCTATCTAAAACGCGGTTTTGATACAACAATTTAGCATTTGCCAAATTGGTTTCATTAAGCTTCTCTTGAAGCTTTTCAATGACTGTGCCATATTTTTCTAGTTTTTCTTCCAATAGCTGGACTTTGCCATTGAGTTTCTTTTGCTCTGTCATAAGAGTCTTGTTTTTCGTTTTAAGAGTCTTGCTTTCTTTTTGAATTCCTTCTTCAAAAGCTTGATAAGCTTCGAACATTTCTTCAGCACTCTCATTTACTGGATCGTTTGGCTTGGGATCTGCACCGTCAGGTATACCATCTAGATCCTTATCAAATTCTTCACGCTTACCATCCAATGGATCTGCATCGCCTTTTTCACCTTCGGCTTCTTTTAGCCCTTCTTCTTCCTCTTCTTCAAGGATTCCATCCAGGTCTTCAGCGAGGATGCTTTTAATCGCTTCGACAAGATCTTTCTTATCATCACTATCATCATCATCGTCGTCATCGTCTTCCTCTTCTTCGCCGTCTTCTTTGTCTTCTTTGTCTTCTTTGTCTTCTTCTTGCAACATCAAAGCCAACTCTTCTTCCAACATATCTTCAAGCAAGCTATCATCTTCTTCTAGAGTGTCGACGTCATATTCTTCTTCTAAATGTTCTGCTCCCATTTCATTTTCCTCAAGCTCTTGTCTAATTGACTCTTCCAATCTGTCCAAGTCGATACTAACAAAAGTTTTGCTATCCGTTGTCGCTGCATATGGCAGTTGATCAACAACAAATTTTCCACTGTCTTTTGTGTTCTTGTCCGCTTGAACATCTACGACTGGAGCGGCAGCTGTGTCTGCCTCCAGGCCCATTCCCATGTCTAAGCCAGCTTCCGCTGCGAGAGGGTCTTCCTGCTCTAAAATAACATTAATTGCCTCTTTAATATCTTTCGAGAAGTGTTCTACAATCTTCTCTTCTGCGGATTGGCGGGCCGCCTCTTTAAGAGATTCGGCATCAATAATTGCTTGCTCTAACATGCTAGACATAATCTGCTCCTTTTTAAAACAGTTTTTCAACAATAATTAGTAGCTTAAAAGAGCAAATGCCCTTTTATATTGCACTCAAAATAAACAGATTAGTCAGTTAGGCCGGAGCCGGTCAACACATACATTTGATCAAATGGGATTCCAGTCAAGGAAGCATACAATTGAAATCCTGCATTTGCAGTAATATTAGTTATAAAAACTTCTTTACATTTTACATCAAAAGTAACTTCTGGGCGATGATTTGTTGCAGACCCAGAGAGAGTCACAAAGTGATTACCTTCGTTTATTCTTCCGGCAGAAGTGGGGTTAAAATGTATATTAACTTGAGAACTTCCCGAAGCTATGACAGTGAAATTTTTAGCTACATGTGGGAATTTAACATGCATGGTTGTGCCTGCCGATCCCATGTTGGTCGAACCCGTAATATACGGATGACCTGATATTTGGTAAGAGCCCACATTTCTTAGGCCCACTGTACGGCCCGGGCTGTTAACTACTTTTGCCATTTTTAACTCCTCGCTGCATTAATATTAATTAGTTACTAGCTATTTGTTTAACCCTTTGGTTATGAAGCTTTTGCAAAAGCTTCTTTCTTCGGGCCCTCTGCTTGCGCTTTCTATCAGAGGGCTTCTCATATCTCATCCTGTCGCGACAATCATCAAGCAGTTTACTATTTTTTACTTTCTTGATAAATCGCTTAATCATTTTTTCTGGGTGTTCTTTTGGGTGTTTTGGTCGAACTTCTACGTTAATTGGTTTTGCCATTTTCAATTCCTTTAGACTAGTTTGTTCCATTTTTTGCCACTAAGGGCCATGATTCCAGAGATATCAACGCCTGGATCGCTTGGATCGACACCTGCCAAGGCTCCAGTTGAAGCCGGCTCATCCACAGCGCCGCCCTTGGATAAAGGCTGCACGCCTTCAAATATTTCACTACCAAAGCCAGTAGCGTCCAAAAGTTTTCTTTTATGCTCTTTCATCATTCTTCTTTTTTCTTCTTCCAATTCCGCTCTTTGCTGCTGTAATAACAACTCTTGCTGAGATGTTTCAGAAGTTTGATTTGTAGTTTTATTTTCTACCAGCATCGGAGAAAATCCCGTCACAACTTCTGAAACAATATTTGAGAGTACTCCCTCTTCCAGCAGGACTTCTTTAACACACTGCCTGACTAGTGGCTTAAGCATTTTTCTTAATTCTGTCTTTTTCATTTATCACCTTATAAAAATGTTATTTAGGGCACGATTGATTCTATCACCTTTTGTAAAGATTTGCGATAACCCTTTCTCTAATCCCTCATACATTGGACCTTTTTGGTCTAATATATATGCATTTGGCGCAGAAGGCTCAGAGACAGCATCAAAACAAATCAATTGCAAGTCTTCTTGTACCATTTGAGCCCCAGTCCCATTAGGGCACGGACCAAGAGATCCCAAGGCGCGAGATGAGAAACCGAACTTCACACCGCTGTTGTATAGCCCTTCTAAAATTTGCCCAGAAGGAGTCTTGAGACACTGAATTACTCCAATGACATCATCACCATCCCACCATATTCTAACTACTTTGTGCGATGCATTCTTAAGATTGATAACGCTATCATCTGGGTGGTCGCATTCACCAATTGCTCGCCCTTCAGCGACCATTTTGGCATAATTTTCCACCTCTCTTTCCAGCACGCGGCGGCCATAGACTCTGCCATTGCCGTTTTGAACATCGCATTGTTGCAGCTTTGCAGGAAACAGCAGAAAGCCATCGCTAATCATTCTTTTCTCACCTTCGGTTAAAAGGTCGCGACAACCGCGGTCATCGCACTTCAATTCATAATACTCTCTTAAAAGTGTTTTAGACATATTTTATTTTCCCTTAATGCGGCCGCAAGCCGCCCGATACTAGAGCCGCTGCAGCAACGACGAACCGGCTGTAATTTCCATTTTTTAATCGACATGACAATCTCCCTCGTTTCTATGAGTTATTTTAAAACCAAAGTCATTAATTAGCACACTCAATAAGTAACTAGTACCAGAACTTAAGCATCCCAATATTAGCGCATTTATAATATTATATTCAAAATTAAATAGTTCTGTTTCGCAATTAACCCCAAACAAAAATACACCAACCCAAAAGCCCATGCACATTGGACAATGGAATAGTTTTCCGAAGCCTCCGAGCCAGTTTTTGGATGGCCTGATCTTGTTGAATATGGAGCCAAAGATTATTATTTGAGTCATGCCATAGGCGGCTAAGACAAAATATAGTAATTCCACATTAACCTCTAATAGCCACCACGGCCAAACAGCCCATATTGTCCAGGGTACCCTGTGTACTGATTGATTGTTCCCTTGCGGGGCTGATGTGGGATCTCCCCAAGCTCAGTTGAATCTTTCTCATCAGGCTCAAGCAAGTCTTTCTCAAAATCAATTTTGTATTTTTGCACAGCAAGATAATGAGGCTTCTCTTCTAGAAGAAAAGAAACAACACTGTATAAAGAAACTTGAATGGGGTCCATCTTTTCAGGTTCCTGGGGTGCCAATATTGTCCCTTCTAAGGAGCCGAATATGTTTCCGCCATGAACCGTAGAAGGATCGACGA